AGCTTCTAAATTAATTGATCCTGCTTTAACTTTATATGAACCAAGTACTGATGTTTCCATATTACCGTGCACATGAGTTTTAACATTACCCATTACTTCAATATTGGTATCATTATTAACTTTAACATTCCAATTGCCATCAATAGTAATATTACCTGAACCTTTAACATATACATGATCATTGCGTTCTAATATTTCATAGTTATCGCCAATAATCTTTTCTACTTTAGTGCCATTTGCATCTATCTCAAAGAATGTACCTTTTGAATGATACAGATGAATCCGTTCTGAATTCTTTGTATCATCAAATTCAAATACATGACCAGATTCTGATTGATAAACATGATTATATGGATATGTTGCATTATATGGTATAGGAGATTGATCCCATGTTACATTAAATGCAGTCACTACATCCTTTGTTCTTGCTAATTCTTTCTTACGAACAATTGTTTTCTTTATATCTTCGTGTCTTGCAAGTTTATTTGTATCTGGTTCAAATTTATAGAGAGGATATTTGCCATTTGGATCTCTAAAACCAAGAACCATTTTAAGGCCATTATCTAATTGACCTGACGCAGTTGTACTAGAATCGACTGTAGGTATAGCTGCCTTGACAGGAACAAGGTCACCGGTAGGTCCCGGGATGCCCTCAGCAATAAACTTATCTTTTTCTGCTAGACGATTTCTTAACTCACCTTGATCAATTTCACCATTAACTTTTGCTTCTTCTGCAAAACCAGTTGCTGCAGCAAGGTAATCATTATTATTAAGATCTGATACAATAGATGAACTATCTAGTGCTCCTGTTTTATTATATTCTAATGATACAAGAGAGTCAAACATTGATTGCGTTATGTCAGATTTAACTTGGCTTTTAACTTTTGCTTCTGCAGCTGCAAGCTTAACGTCTTGATAAGAAACTGAGCCAGTCAAGTCTTTTGCAGTTTGTGAAGAAGTAGTAAATGAGGATGCTGTAGCTAACCCTGTAGTTTCTTCTAAAGGAGAACCTGATGTATTTTTTATAAGATCACCCGTTTTTGATGATAGTGTTTCTTCTCCTGTACCAGGAAGATATCCATCTTCCTTAAGAATCATTTCTAAACTATCATCATCAATAGCACCGTCTTCTTGCGGTATACCACCAATTGTTCCAATTAATATAGGTAATTGTTCTGCCGTATCTCTAAACATAACAATAACCCAAGATCCTTCTACTGGACCTATAGGCGAATGCCCAATTCCAGATATTCCTGCCGAAGTTATTGGTTGAAGTGGATATGCCCAGGGCAAATCTTCAGTTTTAATATATGTTTTATCGTGTGAATGTAATCCTACAACACGTACTTGACATCTTCCTAGTTTAAAAGGATCTTGTCTATTTTCAACAACGCCTGTATATAATTTCATCATTATAAATTTTCTTCTAAATTTAATATGTAAGAATCTTTAATTAGTTCTAATACACATTCATGATTTTCACGTGTGATAAAATGATTTAAAGAACTTACAATATAATTTCCAGATAATATCTTATCTAAATTTTGATCTTCATCATCTGTTAATTTAACCACTTCATTTTTTGTTAATTCTAAATAAACTTTATCCCCTACCGTATAGTCAGTTCTACCTGGAACAGTAATTTGTATTTTATGCATTTGTGCTAAATTTATTTGTGACACTCGCTGTTGAATACTTCTGCTAGCCGTTGTATCTTTATATCCGTTAAATGCGCCATAATGTGAATTAGAATTAAACATTTTTTGTACAGATTTTCGAATACTTCTTGATGAAACAGGAGCATTTTGATTTAAATGTGGGAAATCATCATAGTCATCTAACATATCAAAGTTTTTAGCAGTATATTTTTTAGTAACTAAATCATGTTTAATTTGTCTAGATGCCATCATTCCACTTTTTGCACGATCAATATAATCATACAAAACAGGAACTTCTATGTTTGTTATTCTTCGGTATTCTTCAAATACATCTTTTGTTGATGACCCATCTTGATTAACTTTTCTAAAGAATCCATCTGAAATAAAATTTTGTTTAACAGGTTCACTGTATAGTCTTGATATAGACATAAAGTTAAACCCTCTTCTGTTTTCAAAAAATATATAATCAGAAGATTCACTTGAATTTTTTGCAAGCTGAGATAGATAATTTAAATTTGTTATTGGTGACCAATAATTAGAAATGTATTTAATACCATTTGCGGATTCTTCAACATAAACATCTTTATTAGACTCTAAACCGTGTAATTTATCTAAAATAAAACTTTGAGCAATTTCTGAAACTTTTCCTTCAAATGCTTTGCTAATTTTTTTATTTACATCAACAAGAGCTTCACGTGACATAAAATGAATTTCATATAATAAGTTTCTTTCACCGGATTTTGCTCTGTTTTTTACTTTAGTAATAACAAACTGATCATCAATAGTCATATTTTTTTCTTCAAAAGACGGTGTTCTAAGAGTAAGGGTAATATATTCTTCACCAATCAGTGGGAATAAGTTTGCATAGTCTAAGGTTTCTTTAACTACAACTAGTCCAGATATGAATGGTGCAAACATATCTTCATAAAATTCAATAGCCATTACTTGGTTTTTAATGTCCTGCGAAAACCCAGTAGCAGTAATAATTTGCGCCTTATCAATATTAATATCGCCGGCAAAGCGTATTACTTCATCATTTTTCATTATATACTATCTTTAAAATTTTTGAGAATTGTTTGTAATAAATTAGGTGCAATTAGTTTAATTCTTCTTTTCTTTTCATTTTCATTAGTTTCATAATCATAATTTGAAACAGATAGGGCTTGAGGATTTGAAGAATCAACAATATTTCCATTTGAATCAACATAATGATGAATATCGTATTCATTGCCAACACCATATTTTTCAGTAATATGCTGTTCTAATTCATATAATGGTAATGGGAAATCATTAATATAATCATATCGTTGATTACATAACATTATAACCCAATGATATGTTGCAGAACCATATACTTTTTCTGCAATAATTTCTGGTGTTTCTCCATCACGTATATCATATTCATCATAAAGAGTAATGTTTTCGAGTATCTCTTTTCGCACACGAACATTTTGTGTTATATCTTTAACTAATAAATATCGATTTTTACCATTTATTGTAAAATCATATAGAAACTTTGGAAATTTTTTAAAATACATTATAAACCACCTTTAATTGTTTCTTTTGTAAGTGGTAGAAGTTCTCTAAATGTCATTACCACATTAATTTGCGTTGGTGCACCGCCTGCAAATGAATTAAATCTTCCTTGAGGAGTATAGTTAACATTTAATTCTGTTAAAACGCATGACGTATGTTTATGAATATTTTGGTTTTCTTGGTTACCATGATAATATACTATATCAAATTCTGAAGGATACACATATAAAAATGCATTAGCGTCTTTATATTCAGGGTGCATATGATATTTTAATTCATATATGATCTTCTGCACATTTTGCATTTCTTTAGGTGAACGTGGAAAAAATTGATAATCAATTTGAAATGTTCGAACATCAACACTTTTAAATAGTTGCTCTTTTCTTGGGTTAGGGGCAATTCTTCCTAAACGCTGTAACATTTTTCCGCCGGCCATATCTTTAGATAATGCTGCGGCCGCAATACCAGACGCAAATTTATTTGTTAAATCTTTTACATCAGTATCTTTAGCATCATTTTCTGCACCAAATAGCATAGCTGCTCCACCTTGGGCTAATGTTCCAATTAGAGCATCATCTAATACTTCTTCTTCTTGATAATTTGCACTGTACCTAATATTTAATTGATTAGGCATATGTAATTTAATTGCAGTTTTTAATCTTCGGGTTTTATTTTGGAAATTAGATGCTGATAATGCAACTGCACCTACACCTAAAGTTGTTAATGCTAAACCTGCTCCACTAGTTGCAGCACCCCCTCCTCCACCAATTATGGCACCTAAACCTAAAGCACCTGCTGTATTTTTTACAGCTGCAGGCGCTATAGCATATGCATCAGCTTCGCCTGAAGTTCCATTCTGTACTTGAGCAGTAGATTCAGAAACAATTCTAGGAGGCTGATCTTTAACAAATAGTTCAGGTTGTTCTTTAACTAATCTAGAATCTTCAGAAACATTAATATAAAATACAGCATAATTATATCCATATTCATCATTATGCCCTTCTATATCTTCAGGATATGAATGGTTTTCTACCTGATACTTATTATCATACTTTGATGGTTTATTTTGTAAATTATATAAAGGTGTAGAAGTTGGATCTGAAGCATTTTTTCTAGCTTCTTTCCACGTTTCAGAAATACCTTTTCCTACAGAGGATGCAAGATCTTTTGTCTTTTTTCCAATATCTTGTAATGCCATTACATTTCCTAAAAAGTCTTTATATTATTTATAATAAATATACGATATATGTATCATAAAAGAAAATATCAACCAATCTACCCTGAAAAGTATGAAGGTGACCCAACAAATATCATTATGAGAAGCAGTTGGGAAACCCGCTTTGCTGTGTGGTGTGATCGTAATCCGGCTGTAGTTAAATGGTCATCAGAAGAGACAGTAATACCATACCGGTGTCATACAGATAATAGATTACATCGTTATTTTGTAGATTTTAGGATTAAATTAAAGCAAACAGACGGTACAATTAAGACTTATATAGTAGAAATCAAACCACATGCACAAACTAAACCTCCTGAATATCCTGGTAAGAAAACAAGAAGATTTATTACAGAGTCCTATACATTTATTAAAAATCAATCAAAATGGAAAGCTGCAGAGGAATGGTGTAAAGATAGAGGATATGAATTTAAAATAATAACCGAGAAAGAACTTGGTATATAGCATATAAATAATATTATGGCATCTTTAAAAGACATTTTTGATAAAAATCAATATGATTTAGGTCAAGCTGCAAAGAAATCTAAAGATTGGTTTCAGCAGCAAACCAGATTATTAGGTCGTCAACAAGTAACTCCGCAAAGAGCAATGCGAGGAGGAGAGTTGACATCTAGACCTATGCCCGGTAAGTTATATATGTTTTTATATGATCCAAAACATAAAGACACATTACCATATTATGATATGTTTCCTTTAGTTTTTCCTTTTTCAAAGGATTCTACAGGATTTACTGGTTTAAATATGCATTATTTACCATATCAAATGAGAGTAATGCTATTACAAAGATTAATGGATTTTGCATCAAATAAAAGTATGGATGAAACTACACGATTAAAATACTCATGGAGTCTTATAGATGGGGTTTCAAGATATCGTTTAGCTCAGCCATGTGTTAAGAGATATCTTGCTGGCCATGTAAAAACACAATTAAAAGTTATTCCTGCAAATGATTGGGCAACAGCAATGTTATTACCGGTTGAACAGTTTGTTGGATCATCAAAACAAAAAGTCTGGCAAGACTCATTAAGAGGTTAATATGGCAAAGTTAAACGATTTTATAGCTCAAATTAAGGCTGAAGGCTTAATGCGCAATAATAGGTATATAGTTAATATACCTAATCCACCTGGAATGAGTAATGCAATTGATTTGCAAAAGGTATTATTATTTTGTGATTCGGTTTCACTACCAGGAGTTACAATTGGAACAAGCCCTGCATTAACATATGGTGAAGTAAGAGAGATGCCATATGAAAAACTATTTCAACCAGTATCAATGACATTTTATGTTGATAATTCAATGCATGTTAAAAGATTATTTGATGATTGGCAAGGTTCAATTATTGATACATATAGTAGAGAAACTGGGTATTATGCAGATTATACACGGGATATAGATATAACTGTATTTGATGTATATGATAATACCAGATATTTAGTTACATTACATGAAGCATATTTAAAAGATATTGGACAAATACAACTAGATGCATCAAATAAAGATGTAATGAAATTAAATGTAACAATGCAATACAAATATTGGACCTCAGCATTATCAATGAATACAGTTCAATATCCAGATAATAGAGGCTTTTTTGAAAAGCTTTCTGCGGGATTTCTAGGCGACTCAATGAAATTACCAACAGATTATTTTAGTGACTTTAATTCATTTCAAGGTGACTATAATAGTAATAGCGTAACTCCTCAATTAGGAGGACATAGTTTGTCTGGAGCTTCATACAGATATTAATAGAGGTATATTATGAGTACTGATGATAATCTGTCTAAAGTGTTCGATACAGAACCTATGGATAAGACAGAAGTTATAAAGAAAGACGGAACGGTGTTACCACCTAAGTCTAAAAAGATGGAAGAAAATATTAATTTTGACTATGACAGGTCTCGTGATAACCTTCATGGACTTTTAGTTAATGGTCAAGATGCATTGATGAATGCATTAGAGATTGCTAAACAATCTGAACACCCTAGGGCGTTTGAGGTTGTAGGTAACTTAATTAAGCAGCTAGCTGATGTGAATGAACAGCTACTTAATCTACATGAAAGAAAGCAAAAATTAGATAACCCTAAAGGTTCTGAAAAGAAAGAAGGCGTTACT